CAGCCCCGAACTCGTTAAGAGATTGAATATATTTATACTTACTAGAAATTGGCAAATTACCAATGATATCCCAGGTACTGCCATACTGAGATACCAGAGTTTGCGCCTTTTTCGGACCAATTCCGGCCACACCAGGAATGTTATCACCGGAATCGCCAGTAAGGCACTTGATACTAATATGATCAGCAGGGTTATACTCATAGTGTTCGTTCCAATTTTCCCATGTAATTTCTTTGCGTGTAACGTAACTGAACCTCATTACGTCTTCACTCACCAATAGATCCCAGTCTCGGTCACTAGAGATCAGGACGACCTTGTCAATGCCTAGCTTTTTGCGATATTTGACAATGTATGCAGCAATATCGTCGGCCTCACACTTCTCAAAACGAAACAGCGGGTGTTTTGAGTTGGTTTTGTAGTGATCCATTACACGATTGAACTCTGTAAAGAATCGTTCAAATGCCAGTTGCTCTTCTTGAGTTTGTTGATCAAACTTGTCTTTACGATTTTGCTTGTAGTCAGGATAAATGGACTTGCGATAGCTACTACTGCCACTGTCACAGGTTAGGATGACCCTACCAGCCTTATAGCTTTTGCGTAGACTGTCCACTGTTCTGACATAACTGTCGAGAAAATCGGTGTCACCGCTGTGCTTCCACCGAAAACCCAAGTTTAGACAGTCCACAATGATGGCAGTGTTGGGTTCTAGCTCTTGTACTTTGTTGAATTCAATACTCATGTTGATTGTTTAGTTAATCTACTATTATATAATATTGAATAATGACATTCAACATACAAATTGTGGACGTTCCAGTTTGATCCAGTCTTCTAAAACTGCCACATAAAACTCAAAACCGTTGCGACTTACATACATAAATGGCAAGTGTGAGTTAGGCATCAATTCAAAAGCACAAAACATTTTGCTGCGATCAAACTTGAAGATCAACAGGGGTTCTCGGTTGACCTGATCTGCTTGACGTTTGCACTGTTCCCACCAGTGGAATAGTTGTGGAACCTTGTCAGTTAGGATCTTACTGGTAAGGTGATCGTCTTGGTAGTGTTTTACTTCTACACAAAATACATTGCCTATACCTGGAAGGTATAAATCGCCCTTCATTAGGTGTTTAGCATCTAGGGCACCACTACCAGGGGTACGCTGCCAGTCCAACCCGGTAAGATCTTTTAAGGTCTTTTTTACAGCAGTTTCTGCTCTGCTACCTTTATCTCTGCTATCAACCATTATCTATCCTAGAAATGTTGTTTTGTTTTACCACTGTGATCTTTTCTAGGAGAGGATGTTGGAATCCGTGCGATATAACAAATGTGTTTAAGTACTCTTCTCGTAACAACACTTCTACTAGCTTTTCCTTGCCCTCAAGGTCCAAATTCTCGATGGTTTCATCTAAGATGAGTAGGTTTATACGTGTATTGCTTAAACTCTGCATCAGCTTACGAATACCCAACAGTGCTGCTGCGTTTACTCTGGCTCTTTCGCCGCCACTCAATGCCAAGATTTCAATGTCTTTGCCGTGGTCTGTGATAACTACGTTCAATTTATCACTGCCTGCAATTCTAAATCCTAGTTGAAAACGACCACCACTCAATTCGCCTAAGTACTCGTTTGTGGTAGACTCCAGATCCTTGACTAGACACTCAATCTTGTATGCAACCAATCCGGTTGGGCTAAAGGTTTTTACCAGTACTTGCAGCGTTGACAATCTGGCACTGGCTTCTTCTAGTTCTTCTCTATGGACAACTAGACTAGCTTCCATTTCTTCAAGCTGACTTAAAATAACATCTACTTTTGCATTGTGAGCAATTGCCTTGCTGTTAATGTCAGTGATCTTTTTGATTGTATCTTTGATTTGCTGTATAGAAGCCTCTGTAGACTTAATAGTATCTTCCAACGTCTTCTTATCTAGCAACTCGCTGGTGACGCTGGGGTCGTACAAAGCGTGATATTCTTCGTAAAGTTTTTTGGTTTCGTTTAACTTTTCCCACTCTTTGACCTCGAGTTCTAAGTTCCTAATCATGGCTTCAAGTTCCTGAACTCTGGTACTAGCATGGCTTTTAGAAGCTCTTTGCTCTTCTAATAAGTCATCTATCTTGTGGGTGTCAATGTCTTGTAAGCACGTAGGACATACACTGCCCAACTTACCCATCTTGGAAATAAAGCTGTCACAGTCTTTTACAGTTTTAGCCAGTTCAATCTTTTCACGAGTAAGCTCCGGTATTTGACCACCTGGCTTAGCACCTACAGGCCTCACTACTAGGCCTTCCAACAACTCTTTGTACTTGTTGTTTTGTACAATTGCTTTGTTTTTGGCTTCAATGTCTCTGACTGTATCACGAACAGCCTGACAACTGTCTTCCAATTCTTTTGGTTGATCTGGCACTGGCTGCACTTCTTGCTTTGTTAAGTTTGAAGCTCTATACTTTTTTAACCAGTCATCGCAGCTTGCTATCTTTGCGTTGGCCGTAGTAACAGCACTGTCAACACCTTTAGCCAAGTCTTTGAACACATCACCCAACTCTACATATTTTGTTAGATTGAGTAAGTCAATCAAGAACTTTTTACGATTGCCGTCAGTTGCTGTTAAGAACTCTAAGCTAGCACTACTGCTCTGATACACAATCTGACAAAACGTCTTGTGATCGAATCCGATTAGTTCTTCAATAGTCTTGTAGGTGGCAGTAGAAGTATGACTGCTAATATCTTCCCCATTACAGGTCAATTTAACAGTCTGTGTGGCACCTCTTACCGTCTTGATTACATAGTCACTGCCGTCCTTGTCAAACTCTAGTTCAATAGAGTAATTCTTGGCTTTGACATTGCGGTTTAAGATATCTGCTTTCTTGATACCTTTAGAGTTCTTATTGCACAATACTTCTTCCAGTATCAGTGCAATACTACTCTTGCCGTGACCATTTTTGCCTACAATTTGTGTTAGTGGACAGGTGGAGAAATCTATTTCGTTGTTTTCACCGTAACTAAATACATTGCTCCACCTCATTTTTCCCAGCGTAATCATCTAGTCTCCAAGAACTGCTTTAATTGGGGTAGACCGCCAACATAGTACTCACCAACAAAGATTTGAGGTACGCTTCGGGCATCCGGCACTAATTCTAGCAAGTCTTTTTTAGTCCAAGTGCTGCCATCACCAATCTTGCGAATTTCTACCTGATAGCCTTCTCGCTTTAGTAATGAAACGGCACTATTGCAGGCCACACAATTTTCTTGGCTAAATACGATGGCATTAGTTGAGTTTGTGTTCATTATCTCTTAATTCCTTTAGTGCTTTTTCTATTGCGTCTTCGTTTAGATTTAATACATAACGCAAATATTCGCCTACTTCTTCACTCAGCGTTAATTCTGGGGCCAAGATGAGTGCTGTGTCTGTTTCTCGACGAACAATCTTTTTGTCGATCAATTCATTATCTTCTACACCACTCAACTCGCTCATGTCTCCCTCTACCTCATACACTGTATGATGATAGTCTGTGGCAACCATGGGCTCGCCTGCTTTAACAGTTTTACGAATAAGCTGAGGTACTTCTATCTTCTTCCAAACATGCTCCAGAGTATCAGTATCCACAATAATAAGGCCGGTATCGACAAGACTACGGTGAAAACTAGTGGTAACTGGACTACCTGGATAGAGAATATTACGCTGACAATTGTCATAGCTGTGAAGGTCACCGGCCAGAACCATGTCCCACTGGTCAAATATCTCCAAATCAACTTCGGGTTTAACATGTGGTGGAATCTCTCCTCTAACGTGAGTACACAATATACGATTTTTACGTACAAAATTGCGGGGATCTTTCTCAAAGTCTTTTAGGCGATTGTAGGGTATAATGTCTACAACCCCATCACTGTAGTAGTCATCAATGATCACTACACTTTCATTGATCTTGCTAGTGACTGTTTTTAGGCTAGTCAAAAAAGTAGTATTCTTTTTGACTGCTTCGTGGTTGCCACTGTAAATATAGGTAGGAATACGGCAGCTAGCTACAAAATCAAAGTAGATCTCCAACTCTTCCATGTTAGGTAGTTTGTCAAATACATCACCACCAACAATCATTAAATCGCATTCTTTTTGTAGTTCCCACATCTGGTCCATCATTAGTTCGTATCGACTACGGGCCCAGTCTGTTGGAACGTTTTTCTGACCTAGTTTTATATGAACATCGGCAGTAAATAGTATTTTCATAGTTCCTCAGTGAGAAAAGCCCCTAAGAGTTCGTGTTCTTAGGGGCTTTTTATTAACCTAGTTCTTTGATAGATTCTGGATCTACGGTTTCGTCTTCAGCAGCACCGGCTACTAGCTTTTCTAGTGCAGCCTTTACTTCATCTGGTGTGGGACGAGGAAACTTTGAGTCAATGTCTTCTGCTCCATCAGCCAAGGCCCTTTCGTCTGCACTCAGTGAGCGACGCTTGCACTTCAATACTGACAAATTGTACTCTACGTTAAAAGGTAGAGGTCCGGTCTTGGTACGCTTGAACACAACATCCCAACCCTCATCGTAGTCCGTGGGATCGCCTAGGTCTTCGGCCGCACTAAGAATCTGCTCAAACAGCTTCTTCTTCAGATTGAGAGCCTTAACCCTGCCATCCTTGGGGTCAATACAGTTGATTGAGTAAGCCCAAGAGCACTTCTTGTCCGAGAAGTAGGCTGGAACATGGTCCATCTCTGTGTTCGTAAACTTCTCTTTTTCACGATCAAAAGCTAGACACTCGATAGGAATATCCTTGTTGTTGGTACCCTTCAGCCAGTATACATATCGGGGTAGGACGCCACCGATTAGGCGAACTGTATTCTCGCCGTCCTTGTACTCATAAGCCTCAACTGACTTCTTAACTGCCTTGCCTTTGGTTTCGCCAAACTTTAGAGCCATTGTAAATTTCCTCGTATTTAAATTTGATTAGATTGGTTTCAATAATTAATAATGGATTT